CAGTTGAAGTAGGAGCAATAGTGCTAGAAACCTTTAAATCACCTGAAAATAAAACACTATTTCCAGAAACAACAAAGTCATAGTCAAACAATCTGCCACCAGCACTACCTGTCTGCCCCCACTCATAAATATGATGAAGATGATTAGCAGCAGCCATTTTGTCCATAAAAATACCCGCCGCCTCAACAGCAGTAACACCAATCTTGGTTAGCAAAAGGTCTAGTCCATCTTTAGCACCAACACCAAAACCTTCAGCATAAGCAGCACCATTCCTTAAAACAGCCTCAGCCATAGCAGTATTAGCAGTAGCAGTAATCATTAGTCTAACAACTCCTGATGCATACTGCGAGAAATAACAACCTTAAAGTAGTCATTGCCTTCAAAACCATTATGAGGCAATACACCTGAAACCTCATACAAGGTTGGCTTCCCCTTACGAGTTCCGCCAGATTCGTAGTAAATGTTTTTGTATCCACGATCATAAGCATTATAGTATCCGATGTGCGAAATTAAAATGTCTGTCATAGAATGCAGACCACCAAATCTGTCAACACGAACATCGTCTAAAGTTTGCAAAGCCAACATATCCTCAACAATAATAATCTGATCAGGAGTGACCTGCTGATCTTTATAGTTAGTAGTCTGACTAACATTAGAGTAAAAGATATGGTCAGGAAACCATTTCTTTTTAATATGACCAAAATCATCTTGATCGTGAGCAGCATACCAAACAACAGCAAACATAGGATAAAGAGTTGATTCAAAACCAGGGAAGTCAGGGAAAGGTGGCCAGGTAATACCACCACCGCCGCCGCTATTATCGGGGTCACCAGACTCTTCGGGACGGCCAGTGCCATCACACGCCCAATCAGGCCACCACGGAGGGCAGTTATCAGGATCAGGAGGATCAATAATGTCAGGGGGAGGCGGCTTCCAGTCTGGACATAATTCATCATCTACACCAGAACCAGGCAAAAAGCAGCCTTCTAAAAGTTCATGGCGTGGCATTACCTGTCCACCACGCTTCATACGCATCCTAGGCATAATTACAACACCCTTACGTTACTATACAGTTGGTCACCAAAATATCTCATTAGGGTTTGGTCAACAATTCTGTTTCCAGTTCCATCCAAACGCATAGTGTTAAAAGTAATCTTAAAATCTTTGGTTTCATATTTATCAACATATTGTGACCAATAGTTAGGGGCACCACAAATCATGTCGTTAATAATTAGTGCAGTACAATCTTGAATATCTTGAGGAACCATAGGCCAACCACACTCTAACCAAGCAGTATAATTGTAACCATTTTTAAAATCAGCACCTCTACCGCCCAAAGTAAGACCATAGTTATATCCATAATGGTAAGAATCAGAACTTCGGCCTGGAATGCTATGGCGAGGAAGCCTACGATCAAGACGATTATGATGATAGCCATGAGGATACCAGGGAATGATAGAGTTTTTGTCAGAGTTTAACTTATAGTACTTTTCATTAGTCTTACAATCTTTAAGATATACCGTCCGATTATTCTCATCCAAACGTAACAACTTGTTAGCACGATCACCAACAGTCAAACGGTCAGTACCCAAGCCCTGTAAATCAATAACCTGTAACCGATAATAGAACCCACCAGTATAAGTGCCAAGACCAACAATGTTATCAATCATTAAACGGGCAAGACGCTCAGCATTAATATACCTAGCAACTTGATCCTCACTAGGAGACAATTGCTCAATATCAATATATGGGCGATAGATACGAAGATTCTCAGTGAACAACAAATCGTCTTCAGGATGCTCTAAAAACATGCCAGTGTAACACTGCTCAAAAGTCTCATAATCCCATACCCCCTCAGAATTATCATAAACACTAACAGTGTACTCACGATCATAACGAGAAAACTGATGAGGTAAAGTCAACTCAATAATTCCACCACCGTCTGCCTCAGTGCAAAAAAAGTTTTCCTTCTCCAACGCAAGAGTATCATCCTTAGCAAAATAGCAAGGTTGCAACACTTCATTCTTATCAGAATAAATAGCAATAGCAACTGGCAAACCTGGCTGAAAACCAGTCAACTCTAACTCAAGAGGATTAGGAGGCAAACGTAAAAGTTCCATTATAGACTCGCTAACTCATCGTAATTAGTAAGGGTATCCCAAACAGAATCTCCGTAGCAGCACCACTCTGAACTATTATTAAACCACACACTCAAAACATCGTAGTTAGACAAAGGCGGCAAAGGTTCAATAGGATCAATAGGGTCAGGATCAACAGGTGGCTTGGGCCTTACCCCTCCAAACCAATCGTTAGGCTTGATAGGAGACAAATAACTCCTGTTAGCACTAGACCAGTTTGCCACCTCAGTATCAGGCTTAACAACATACTCTTTAGCCTTGCAATTAACGTGAATGTGACTGTGACGACTCACTTCTTAACGCCATAGTGACGCGCAACTTCTTCAGGCGAAGCAATACGCGCAAAAGGATAGCGCATCAACTTGTTGGCTACCTCCCTTGTAACAAAATTATAACCGGCTGGAAACTTACCAATCTTTGAAGAAACACTGTTACCCAAAAACAAAGCAATCTTGTTATTAACATTTGCAGGACGCCTAGGAGCAGGACCAGTAGGAACGGTATGACCAGCACCCTTAGACACCATAGCATTATTACCATCATAAGCCATGTTAGGATTAGACTTACTCTTCTGCCCCTTTTGTTCTTTAGGATCGTAAGTAATAACATTTTCCTCTGGGGCTGGTTCCTCAGCCTCAACAGGCTTACGCATTAAAATACCTTTAGCATCTAACTGTGCATCACGCTCAAGAGCATCAACAACATCAGCCTTCTTCAAACCACTAACATTGATACCCTTCTCAGCAGCAATCTCCTTCAACTCTTTCAAACTCTTATTCTTCAAAGACATTTTTCCTCCAACTAGTCTCATACCCATTATACCACGAAAACACATGAGGGGCAGCCCCAAACGAGGCTGCCCCAACATGTACTAACAGATACTACGGTAGCAGTACGTCGTCATCTGAAGCATCATCAGATGATGCGTCATCACAAACGGCTGCACCAGCAATACGCTCAGCAGTATCACAGTCCCAGTAAGGTTCAGGAATCTGTGGGTAGTAGATGCCATCAAATGAACCATCTGATGAATCATCACTAGCAGATGCGTAAGCAACTGCGTCCAACTCTTCCCAAGCAATACCAAAACGAACAAACACGGTGTACTCAATGGTATCCTTCTTTGGCTGATACTCCCGGTTGACAGTAATGTTGCGCTGGAAACCCCACACACGGTTGGCAGGGAATGTTAGTTCAACATGGTTGTCGGGGAAGTAAGGAACCTCAAGAACAGGAATACCTAGAACACGAGTCTGTCGAGCAGGTCCAATGGTCTGATCATTTCCATCTAGATAGGTGTTACGATAATCGTAAGTCCAGATGTTTTGATCGTAAGTTCCAAATGGGCCGGTTCCGTTACTCTGAACAATATTGTTGAAAGTGTCGGTACTAGCGTAGAACTTTAGACCAGATCGAACTGCACGGTACTTGCGTGGCAATGCATTAATGATATTCTGTAGAACCTCAGGTGACCAAACGATAACACCGTTATCATCTGCAACAGGCCCATCAACAAAGTGAGCAGCCTGATCTCCTAGATTGGCGCTGTTACGAGCACCATTCACGGTCTGAGTACAGAAACCATCAAGAATGCTCAGGAAAGCAACATCGTTATCAGTAGCAACCCCACCATTACCTAGTGGATCACCTACCTGAATGTTACGATCACCGTTGATAGCCAAATCTTCTAGATCATTACCAAAAGCATTGGTCATCAAACGCACCAGATGGTCCTCAAGAGCAGCACCCTCGATGTTATCCTCAAGTGCTTCAGTTGAAACCTCCCAGTCAAGACGAATCTTGGTGGTTACCAATTCAATCTTAGTGAACTTTGCAGCAGCGTTCTCGTAAATAGCAAGTGCCTGCTTTGCGCCACGAATTACACGCTCGCCTACGTTGACCTTATCAATCTCCATAGTGTTTGCACGCATGTTTACGCGACGACCATCCTTAGCCAGCACAGTAGCATCCCAAACGTAATCAATAAAACGATTAGCCTGCTCTGGGTTTAGTTGCCCTCCTAGGTTTCCCGTTGGGTTTACTGCGTTTGGCCCTGAAGTGCTTCCTTCCGCGAAAGGGGCAAGCCCAATGCCTGCGTCAGTAGCAGCGAATGGACCTACACCTGGGTAGCCTGGATCAGTTACACCTCCCCAGCCACCAGATACGGTAGCACCGCCTGAGTCAGCAACAACTCCACTTTCTCCTTCTTTTACAAGACGAGCAGAATCTGCCTTCTCAATAGTATTTTCTTCCGACATATATTTCACCTCCTTAGATGTTTTACGTTATTTTTATAGGTCGGCATTTGTGAGGAAACGACCGCCCCACGGAGAGCCTTTACGGACCTCCTGAATCTGCTCGATCTCGCCTAGATCAGCAGACTTCTGGAAAGCGGTGGTATCTTCTACCGCATCTACACGCTTTCCAAGTTCCTGTGCGCTACCTTTAATTTCAGTAACGCTTGTCTCTACACCGCTAACAGCCTTTGATACCTGATCAATCTTGTCATTGAGTGCAGAAACAGTATCGGTTAGTGTCGAGAGGCTTGATACCAAACTTGCTTGTAGTGAAGCAATCTGGTCTTCGGCAGCCTTGGCTACCTCTGCTTGCTCTACCACCTTGTTAGTATCGGCCTCATCGGAAGCCTTATCAAGTTCTTCGGCTGATACTTCTTCCTCAACCTCAGCAACTTCTTCCTCAACTGTGTCAGCCTTTTCGACTTCCTCTACAACTTCGGAAACTTCTTCCTCTGTTGCATCCTTTTCCACAACTGTGTCTTCTGCCATATTCTTCGCCTCCTTTACTGTGGATTTTTTCTTGAATTGTTCTAGTGATTTACGAATACTGGTTTTCTTGTCAATGTCATTGGCTTCTACGAATCCTACGTTTTCCATAGAACTATCGCATACCGCGCAATTTTCATCTTCAACTGACTTGACAACAACAAGATTGTCGCCAGGACACCAGAACACGTTTTCAATTTCACCCTTGACGAGTGGAGTTTTTACAACCACACCATCGTCAGTTTTCTCAATTGACACAACATTGGCCAACTGGTTTGCTGGATTATCCACTAGAGATAATTCAAGAAGATCATATTTATGAACAATGCGAACAACTTTATCTAAATCTTCGTCGTAAGCATTCTCTGTGTCATCAATAGTTCCTCCGATAGAGAAACCTGTAAGCGTACCGTCCAAAACTTTCTGCCAAGTATCCTCAGCGCCCTTTGAAACATATGCACTAACAAAAACACCCTCATACTGTTTGTCAGTTTTTTCATCATAATAAGGAACAGACTTAAAGTCAACAACCTTTCCAACAGCCTTGTGAGGATCATGCTGCTCTCTAATGTTTCCTTTAAACCTAGTAAAAGCATCAACTGATGCCTCCCTTGTTACAATGTCATCTTGCTTGTCAAGGTTGTCAAGAGTGGCAAATCCGTGAACAGTTCTTTTTTCAACGTCTACCTTGCTAAGAGGCATAGACAAACTAATATTATTGTCTTTAAAAGACACTTTAGTTTCGTACAATTTTTTCTCCTAACAGCGCGTTGTCAAATAACATATCTATTATATCACCTTTTTATAACTAAGTGGAGGTACTGCGGCCCTCACCTTTTGGATTCCTACCCCGAACAGTTGCATCGCTGTCTGATGCATTGTTTGTACGATCTTGTGCCCTACTATCGGACCCCTCTCTTTCATTTTCTGCGTCGGCAGCCTGACGAGGATTAAGTTCAATAACTTCATCTCCACCATCTCTAGCAGGCAAACCAAGTCTTTCACGAACCTCATTAGGAGTAAGAACCTGATTACGCAGATACTTTTCGTCAATCTGAGACTGAGCATTCTCATCAGTCAAAGTTAATTCATTAAACTTAATCTTTAACATGTCGGTTGCTTCAGCAACAATATGATTAACTCTTTTTTCAATTTGACGCTGCCCAGGACGAGCGACCTGCTCCTTAAATGTACGATCAGAGGCTAAAGTGCCAGCCAAAGAACCATCGCCCATACCAATCTTAGACAAAGGAACTTGATGTGCTGCTAAAATATCTTCTGTGTTAGCAGTATGATATTTGCCAAAACTTCCTTCCTGTACCCCGGCCTCAATCGCCTCCATCTTAAACTCAACTTTAGACTGCTCATTATCAGGCGGCAAAGGAATCAACAAAGTGCGATGATTATTTCCTTTAAGATTATTCTGCATAAACTCAAACAGACGACGTTCTGAATCAGACGACAACTTAGCGCCCTTGACATACACAACATATCGTGGCACAGCCTTATTTTCAAAGTAGTCAATGTTGTATTGTTGTGCTAACTGATCGCCAAAGGCTGCTTGTCCTGCTGCTACAATGTCAGGTACACCATAAAAACTATTAGTAGGACAATACTCCTTGAAGTGAACAATTTGGTTCGGCAAAGGATCATTAGTAATTGGATTATATTCTAGATTGGGAACACCAAACCTGTTAAAGAAAACAGCCTTCTCATTAATAATCTGAACATATCCGTCTTGCTGCCTACGAACTCTAACACTGGTTGCAGGAATATGACCAATGTAGCCTATTTCACCAGTGCTCTTCCTGCCAACTTCAAGGTAGCCATTGCCCAAGGCATGTAAGTCAGTTACAACTTTGTGCATAATTCCACTAAACTCTTCAGTATTATTAAGACTGTCAAGCCACAAATCCATCTGAATCTTTGCACGCTCAATTTTTCGATGAGCAGAACTTCTTTGCTCAACTGTCTTTTTATCTGCTAACTTTAAAACTGTCGCATCTGTTAAGTCCCAGCCATAACCAAGACCAACCATATTTGATGTTTTAGTGTCTACCGCCGCATGATTATAGGGATGAGTAGTGTAATAGTCTGCAATACGATACAAGTCATAAGGAGGCTCAACAACATCATACAAACTGTATCCATTATAAATGATAGCAGAAGGATTTAGTTGCTTACTTCCAGCATCTCCATCTCCTGCTTGTACAGCCTTCTCAATCTTTCTATCAGCACGCCGCCTAAAGTTTTTGTCAAGACTTCTAGACTTACGAAGACTTTTCCAGTCCTTTTTAAATGGGTCTTTGTGGGAACTATTTACCTTTTGAACAGAGTCAAAGTTTAGCCCATCAATAATGACAACATCATCATCCATATCCCACTCACTCATTTAGTTCACTCCCATACTGCCTCATGCCTGCCTGAGCATCAGCAATGGCATCAATGTCGTCAAGGCTTGGAATTTGGCCATCTTTCAAACGCTGCAACTGTTCTGAATACTGTTCGTCAGTAACACGAGAAACACCAGACTGAAAAATTGGTTGACCTTCTGGCTCACCATAATACTTGGCAGCCTCTTTCAACTTAGTAATAGCAGCAAGATCATCTTTCTGTGCAGGAATGTTCAGATAATTTCCATCACTATCCTTGAAGAACCTGCCATTTGGTAGCCTCCACACATATACTCCCCAACCATATTTGCGGGGCACAATTTTCATTGTCGGCTTTTTGATCTTTTTGCGATTGCTCATATACTCTATTATACCACACTGTTACCATTTACAGCGGGTCAATGTCAACCTGTTGCCACGAAATACCCGGATATGCCGCAATATCGCTCTGAATTAACTCCATAGGCTGATATGAAATGAACTCCAACGACTCAGACATGGTGTATGCTTGCCACACATTCTTCATGGTTTGAACCATATCTGACGTATTTAAAAAGTATCCAATGTTATCAAAGTTGTATCCAGAAGCCATAGTGATAGAGCCATCGCTTTCATCAACAGCACTGTCAAAAACTAGAGCAACGCAATGCCATTCATTAGCCTGAACAGTTTTACCATCACTCTCATCTACCTCTTCACCATTGACAATCAACGTATCGCCTGCTGATGCGGTCAATACATTACCAGTTTTTTCAACATTGTGACCAGAAAAAGAAGCAATAACGCCATCGGAAATACCAGCATTGATTCTAACAAAGAACTGAATAGCACCGACATTCTCTACATCGCCCAGCAAAACATCAAACTCTTCATCAGAACAAAAACCACTATCCTTTCCCAAGGTCAGGAAAGGCATAGAGTCGGTGTCATAAAGAAAATTGCCGTCATGCTTGTCAATAGAAAGTCCTTTAGTTTTAATTATATCGCCATGATATGTTGAAACACTAAGTTTGTTCAACTGAATCGGATTTGTAAAATAACCATCAGTTTCAAACTT